CCATCAACCAATGCAGCAGTCGTTCCAGAAATCTGGGACGTAAAGAGGTCTGCGGCTGGAGGGTCTACAGCTTGTACTGCAACAACGTCAAAGCTTGATAAGTCAATAGCGTTCATTGACGCTGGAAACGACGTTTGCGGAAATTCCTTGCGCAGGTCAACCGAGGTATAGGGGAACTTGCTGACCTGACCGCTTGAAAGCTTGGCGTACATTGTCACTGCTCAAGTGTGTAACCAACAAGACTCGCTGTGGTTAAATCCATTATAACCAGCTTCTTGCCGTCTGACTTAAATTCTATCCCGCCCCTAATATTGTCAGAAAAGAAAGAGAAATTTTGACTTGAGTTAGCGTGAACGCTTGCTGTAGATACGTCCCAGGCAGTTGTCAGCCGAAACTCTTTAATGGGCTTGCTTGAGGAAGAACCTGTCGCTGCATACATTCTTAAACCATCAGGCTTGAAACGCAGCTGGGTAGCACTGCCAAGGTTGCTTGCGTCAACAAACTGTTGATTGTAAGAAGCCGTTGAAATGTCCCAAGCTGTGCTCAAGTCATACTCACTTACCGCATCACTTCCTTTGCCGAGTACGTACATTTTTGTGCCATCTGTTTTAAAACAAACATCCTGTGGGTTGCTTTCTTGCGTGTTCACGCTGAAAGACACCGAGTCATAAGACGCAGATGAAATAGCCCAAGCCGTTGACAGTGTGTATTGAAAAATTGTGTCGTTACTGTTGCCGCACAGATACATTTTTGTGCCGTCTGACTTAAAAAACACGCCAAAAGGTTTGCCGTCCTGACTTCCAACGCTTTTGTTTCCTACCGAAGAAAGAGTAGAAACGTCCCAGGCTGTAGATATGCTGTATTGATTCACCCTATTAAACACGTCGTCACACCAATAAAAATCAGTGCCGTCTGGCGATATAAACATACCCTGTGGCGCAAACAAGGAATCAGTAAACAGGAAAAAATCTGTAGTTGCTGGAACAGATGTCATAGTGCTTACGTCCCAAGCTGTGCTTAAGTCATGCTTAAATACGCCTTCGGTGTTACTGCTATGGGCGGTAAAAAATGCTGTGCCATCTGGTTTAAATTCACCGCCACCAGAACCAACAAACCGCATAACGTTGACGCTTTTGTTTTGACTGTAACTAGCAGTGCTGATGTCCCAAGCGGTAGATAAATCGTATTCATTCAAGTCGTCCCCTCCATGGCCTAGTACAAACATTTTTGTACCATTTGACTTAAAAGATAAACCTTGTGGAGAACTCTCTTGAGAGCTTACGCTAAAACTTTGATCATAACTAGCGGTGCTAATATCCCACGCAGTTGTCAAATTGTATTGATATACAGAGTTATTTTGATTGCCTAATAAATACATCTCAAGGCCGTCTGGCTTAAAAAATACATCCATTGGGGAGGTATCTTGGCTGCTTACGCCAAAGCTTTGATTGTAAGAGCCAGAAGTGGTATCCCATGCAGTGCTCAAATTGTATTCATTTATGCGGTTGTTCGAGTCGTCGGTTGTATATAGCTTGGTGCCGTCTGGCTTAAATGTTATTGACTTATTGTCAAAACTTTGTGAGTTGAGGTTTAACCCTTCAACAAAGGAGCCTGCAGTTGATACGTCCCATGCCGTAGTTAATGTGTACTCTGAAACTTTGTCAAGAATGTCGAGCAAAAACATTTTTGTGCCATCTGTTTTAAACCTAACGTCATGAGGGTCTCTTTCCGTAGAATCTAGATCTTTAAACTTTTGATTTGCACCCAGAAAAATATCTGTACCGGCCCTATTGATGTCCCATGCAGTGCTTGGCACGCTTGGCGTAACCCTTTTCCCAGCCCTAACAAAGTGATTCCTCATGCCGCAAACTCACCAATAAAAACCCCATAAAGATCACTACCGACTTTGAACAATTCAATTGCGTTGTATTCAGATGTGCCGAGAGTTGGTGCGCTGCCACCGATCCATTCCGTTGTTGGCCAAGTAATTGCATAGCCTGCCCCATCATCAACCATCAAAAGCATTGACTCACCTGCCGCAAAATTATTAGCAGTTACAGTGCGATTTGCCGCTAATGTCCACAGCTGAATTGAACCATTTGCCGGATCCAAATCAACGCTGGAACCATCAGTAATCGTAAAAACTGTTTCTTTTAAATCACCTAGGGTTTTATTTGTTAAAGTTTGCGTTGTTGAAATTGTCGCAAACTCAATAACACTAGAACTATCGTTTTTTGTAAAAATAGTGCCATCAGTCGTATTTACTAGCAACTCAGCTGTGTTGTTGAAATCGTTAGCAACAGGATCACTGGTGCCGCGCTTATGCCGAATAACATTTGCCATCAGAAAGTGCCGCCATCAACTTCAAAGCTACTCGCAGTCCCGTTTTCAAGGAAGGTAACGAGATCACTTAATGCAACCTGAACCATTGTTCCAGCATCATTAATGACCATGCGATCTGCAGCCGCAAGAGTGGTTGACGTGGCAGATGTACTGCCGTCAACAATGTTTAGCTCGGCGGTGGTAACTGTCGCGCCATCAAGAATGGCAATCTCAGTTGATGTCAGTGCAGCAAGTGCAGATGCACCGCCTGATTGACACGAAGAAAGAGTTGTTAAATCAGCCGCAAGCGTTTGAGCACCAAGGCTGGTGCGTGCAGTTGAGCCGGATTCAAGGACAAAGTTGCTGCCATCACCAACAATGAAACCGCCATTTGTTACGGCAAGACCAGCAACATCAGCTAACTGTTGGTCAAAGGCTTGAACATCAGAACCGATTGCAACTCCAAGAGCAGTTCGAGCGGCAGATGCAGATGTTGCACCCGTACCACCATCACCAACCGCAAGCGTTCCGGTAATGCTGGAAGCTGCAAGATCAACAGCAATTTCAGTGGACTCAATTACAAGTCCACCGTTGGCTTTGAGATCGACGCTGACCTCAGAACCGCTTACATCAATACCGTTACCAGCAGTTGGAGCGCCAGCCGCAGCAGCAATTGTGATGCCACCTGCGCTGTTGGTAATAGTGATGTTGCTGCCAGCCGTCAACGTTGCTTTTGACAGCGTGTTGCCGGTTGTATTACCAATTAGCAGTTGGCCGTTCGTGTAACTGGTTTGGCCCGTTCCGCCTTTAGTGACGGCAATCGTTGAAGCTGACCATGTGCCAGTTGTTAATGTGCCAACTGAAGTCAGGCTAGAAGCGGTAACGCCACTGCCAAGAGTTGTGGAACTTAAGACGCTTGCGCCATTGATGTAATAAGCCTTCCCACTAGCAAGGTCAAGGTGCTCGCTTGAGGTCCAACTGTCTGTTGCGTTAAGCCAGCGAAATAATTTGTCTGTTGCGCCTTTGAGGCTGATGCCACCGCCATCAGCAGTTGAATCCGTTGGCGTGCTGACGTTGCCCAGCGTGATGTTCTTGTCAGCAACATCAACTGTGGTTGAGTTAACTGTTGTCGTGGTGCCTGAAACAGTCAGATCACCGCTGACAATTAGGTTATTGCTGAAAGTTGTGTTGCCTGAAAGCGTTGCGCCGCTTAAATCAACCGTTCCAGTAAATGTCTTGTTCCCAGACAAAGTCTGGTTTGAGGTCAGCGTTGCAAACGCTCCAGAACCTGCGATAGAAATAACGGAACTAGCTGCTCCACCACCAGCATCTCCAAAGCCATAGCTCAGAATGTTGTCAACTTCCGAGTAGGCCAACTCACTTGGAGCCAAACTGCTTGGAGCGCCAGACGCACCACCGGCAGCACGCTTCTTGATCCTGATGGTGTTTGACATGGCTTAGAAGTTGCCTCCAAGGACAATCGTGTTAATGGTCCAAGTTGCGTCTGCTCTGTACTCCCCGGAAGCCGAGTCGTAGTAAACAACGCTTTTGTCTACTTTAGCGGTCTGATTCAATGTGAAACCTGAACCTGCTGGGCCTTCTGGGCCTTGCGGACCTGCAGTTGTCGCAGTCACTGTCGTTGTAACCGGATTTTGAACAACCGTTGACGATCCGTTTTCCGTAACGGTGACGGTGTTCTTAGTCGTTGTGACGTTGACTGTCGTCATGGTGCGCTGTACCCCTGACTAACGAAAATGATGCCTTCGAGGTAATACTCCCGAGAACCACTGCCGTCTTCTAATAAAACGTCGTATCGCAACTCGTCAATAAACGTTGCGGTTTGAGCGTCAGTCAAGCTGATCGTCACCTGTCCATTGGCGCGATTTGTGTACGCAACAGCAAAGTCTGCGTATTTAGTTGAACGGTCTTTGTTCCAGGTTTGAGCGTAAACCGTAAAGCCGGTCAGATTTATTGCGGCGTCTGTACTGTCCTTAAACTGCAAAAGCACGCTGTAATCAGCCCGCCGCTGAAGCGTGATGTTGTACGTGCCAGGTTGAACAGACATAACGCACCTCTCTAGTTGAGTCTACCGGAAGCGGCAGCGACTAGCCAAACTCTTACCAGCCTGAAGGTTTGCCAGATGCTTGGGTCGGTGTGACCTGTTCTGTGATTCGTGCCGCAAGCTGCGCTTCGATCTCAGTTACTTTCTCAGCACCACCAAGTTTGGCTTTAACAGCAGCCACGATGCCGGCTTCAGTTAGATCATCGAAACTGACCAAGGTGTCAGGACGATCCAGACCGATACTGCCGTAAGCGCCAGAGTTATAAGCGTTGCCCTCAGAGTCAACCTGATCGCTGATTGCGGTCACGGTGTAATGGGCTGTATGTGCAAAATTATCCGAAAGATCTCGTCCAAGATCAGCAATCTTCCAAACGTAAGTGTTTGCCATGAAAAAAGAGCGATAGGGTCAGTGTAACTTGAGCGCCCCACGTTGCCATGGGGCGGTTTACTATCCAGCCTCAAGGGCTGCAACTTTGGTTTCTAGGGTTTCAATTTTTGCAATTGCTTCTTGTAATGCTGCAGTTAGCAACGGAACAAGTTTGGCTTGATCAATGCCTTGCATTTCTTCGCCATCCTTCTCACCTGTTACAGCTTCTGGCACGACAGCCTGGGCTTCGTGTGCAAGGAAGCCATCAACTGTTTTATCAGCGTTGATTATAAAATTAAACCGCTTCGGTGATAACTGTTTGACGCGAGTAATTCCATCAGCAATGTCAACAACGTTTTCTTTTAAGCGATAGTCAGAGCTTGTGTTAAATGAAGTTGATGAGGCTGTGCTTTTGATGCTTCCAACTTCTGTAAGGGCGGCGTTTTGAATCGAAATTTGCGTTGCAGTTTGCCCTCCTGTCGCATAACTGTGCGACATTTGTATATTTGAGTGATTGGCATTAACCGTGCATCTAAAATATGCAACTTGACCATCATTCCCTACAGA